CTTACGGGCCACAAGCTCGTGTCACACCTCAAACCGAAAGAACTCCACAATGGGAAATAGCGTATCTGATTTCAAAGAATCGAAGTCCTATATCTACCGTGACCGTATTGATAAGCAGTTAACTTCTACTACTTACAATACTCTTTGGTCTGGCAGTGGGTCTTCGCAACTTGGCCCGTATAGCACGGGTCAGATCGCTAGATGTATCGACGTGAACCATCCAGCATTTCTTAAATTCCGGCGACAGCTTTTGAAGTATGATCGTTCATCAGCTGTTTACCGGCGTTTAGATTCACTGGATATTGGTGACTCCTTTGCTAAGGAGAGCGTCAGTCTGTCTATGCCTACTGTAGGTGAATGGTCTCAGCCTTTCTTTGGACTCACTCGTGGGTACAAAGGAATTGCTTTTCCATCCACCATGTATACAGTTGCGATGTCAAATGCATCGCAGGGTCAGCTTCCGCCGATCCCAGCAGACTTGGGTGTTGACAAAGGAACGCTTGTAGCTCTTGGAGCTACTGCGATCAAAAAGTCACTCCCAGATATTCCCAATTTTTCGCTTTTTCGTTTTGCAGGTGAATTGCGAGAGGGTCTTCCTAAGATCCCTCTCAAAATTCTGACGAAAGAGCGAAATTTGCGCGCCCTTGGTGGCGAATACCTGAATTATCAATTCGGTATCGCTCCAATGGTGTCGGATATTCAGAACTTCCTTGAAGCTCTGCAACATCCGAAATTCCGTGAAGCCGTCAAACATCATGTTGACGACTCCTATAGAGTTCGCAAGGTCTTGGATAAGGGCTCTACTTCCACAAGCCGTCCTTTGACGTCTTCGGAAATGAGCACTCAGCCAGGGTCAGGGGGAACAGGTACCTTGGTCACCACTGGTGACTATCGTATCTGGTCAAGTATTACATTTGGCTATTTTCAGGTTCGTGAACTAGACCGTTTGTTGAACGAGCTAGATAACATGACCGGAGGGATAGGCGTTGTGCCTACCGCTATAGACATATGGAACTTGATCCCCTGGAGTTGGCTCATCGATTGGTTTGTTAACTTTAATAATGTTATCACCAATGTGTCCTTTATGGGACGCGATGGGCTGTACCTTAAACGTGGCTATATTATGGGCACGTACCGATATAAGGAAGTTCATTCCCGAACCGGTACTGCCTATGGCCACGGCTTTAGCACGACAGGTACGATCCTCTCGGAGCGTAAATATCGTGTTAAAGCTAGTCCTTTTGGTTTTGGATATACATGGAAGGATTTTAATCCATTCCAACTATCCATCCTAGGGGCGCTAGGCGTAAACCGCCTGCACTTCTAATTAAGTCACAGTTTAGCCAAAAGCCGATCTGTGCCGCCCGTACATGCCTTGGGCAGGCCTAAACCGACACCCGGTTTTGTGGTGTTCTCTCAGAAAGAGTTTCATGTTTGCTGATCCGCAGTCAATTACCATTTCTGGTTCTGCCAAGTCACTCCCCCGAGTTTCCTCGGGCGAGTTTAATGGCCAATTTCGCACCTCTGATGGTGCGTATATTGAGTCCATTAAGCATAGCCAGGGCCGTAAGGATCGTTCTGTCGTTCGATTGGACTTCAAGAAAATTGGAGCTAATCCACTCGATCCGACAAAGAACCTTCCCTACGTTGCCTCTACCTATCTTGTCTTGGAGGCGCCGGCCGGCGGCCAAGGTTTCACGAGCACTGAGCTCGAGGACCTGGTCAAGGGCCTAGTCGCCTACCTTACGGCTGCCAACGTTACTAAATTTGTTGGCAAAGAGTCGTAAGGTCATGGCATGCGGTCCCCTAAGCGTTTTCTGCTTTGGGGTTTAGTCTTTTGGTCTTCTGTTTTACTATTTATCCTCATGGGCTTAGTAGCCCAGTGGGCAGATAGTTTGAAGCCATTTTAAGACATCAGCAAACTAGAGGACTCGCCTAGCTCTCACTACCTATTCGAAAGTAGGTCGATGAAAAGCCTGACGAAGCTCTGGTCTGAATTGGCGCGTGATTGCGCCGAACAGTGTGACACAAGCTGCGATCGAGACATTATTACAATGCTCGATCGTGTTGAACACGAAGGTGATTCGTTTTTGACGATCACTCTCCCTATCTATGCTTCAGACTTTGAAACGAGTCTTGAGCAAGGTAGGATAGGTCCAAATCTCTTCCAAAGTTTTAAGAAGAGATCAGGTCTCCCTGTATTCTTACAGGGTTTCCTTGACCAGGTGTTCAATAGAAGCACCGGTATTATCCGCGAGGAGCCCAGTCATGCAGCTATACGTTGCATTCGTCAACTTACGCTTTTTCTTAAGAAGATTGAGCGTGAGACGACAGATGCGCGTAAAGCTGCTGCTGAGCTCTCTTATTTAAATTGTGAGACAGATCTGGAAGCTACGGAAGAGCGGCTTAGCGACGAACAACGTCGCAGCTTTTCTCGTAGCTTCGCTTGGCTTTACTCAGACGTTCTTAATAGCCTTACAAAGGCCATTGATCGTTCTGACTTAAAGCCCAAGCACGGTCCCGGTTCTACTCAGGATAAGCTCCTGGGGAACCGCAAATGGGATTTTCCAACTTGGACATCCCGGCTGGAAAGCCTATTTCCTTATGCGCGCTATTGCGCGCATACTTGGTTTAGACTTCCGGACTACAGATTCAATCTCCTCCCAATGGAACTTGAACCACCTGTTAAGGTGGTCTTTGTTCCAAAGACTCAGAAAACGCCTCGAGTTATCGCCATGGAACCTACGCACATGCAATATGTGCAGCAGGCTCTGATGACTAAACTCGTGCCGCTCCTTGAGAAGTCCCAAATTGGGCTCTCTCAGGGTTTTTCCGACCAGTTGCTTAATCGAGCGAAAGCTCGAGAAGGCTCTGTCACCGGTTATTACGCGACAATTGACCTTTCTGAGGCCAGTGACCGTGTGCTAGCTAGTCTTATAAATGACGCCCTAGCACCTTGGCCAACCGTTCAAGAAGCGGTTATGTCAAGTAGGTCACTTCGCAGCAAACTTCCTTCAGGGAAAGAAATTTCTCTTAGGAAGTTTGCTTCAATGGGATCTGCCCTCTGCTTTCCAATAGAGGTGATGGCCTTTTCGGCTATCATCTTTACTGCTATGCGTGAGGCTGGCGGATATCCTGCTAAGTCTGCATTATATGCATTCTCAGCTGGAGAGGTGCGCGTTTATGGTGACGATATCATCGTTCCCGTAAACTGTGTCTCTTATGTCGAGGAATTTCTCGAGTCCTATGGACTTCGGGTCAACAGATCAAAGAGCTTCTCTAAAGGGAAGTTCCGAGAATCCTGTGGGGGCGACTATTACGATGGCACGGAGGTAACTCCTGTCAGAGTACGTCGCGACCTTCCTCTCAATAAACAACACGTTATGGAGCTAGTTTCCGCTTGTTCGACAGCCAATCAGCTGTCGGACGGCGGTTACAACCGCGCAGCCGAGTACCTTCATGGTATATGTGAGGATATTCTTCTCACATATCCGGAAGTTCCTCGGAATTGCGATATACTGGGCAGGTGGTCTTATGACCCAACCCCAGTTGGTTATTCGTCTACGTTGCAGAAGCCGCTTTATAAGGGCTATGCGCCGTACTCGAAGGCACCAAAGTCGTTCCTTTCTGGCTACAGAGCGCTTTTTAAGGCTCTTGTAGGCAGTTGGGATGATCCCTTGTACAAGGATCATTTGACACGTGCTGGAAGGCCGATCACCTATACACTAAAACGATCTGTGAGGTCCACCGCTTAAAGCGGTGGAGTGGGGCGTTTCTATAGCCCTGTG